TGCATCTAGACCGTCTGTCTCTATATCAACAACTGCTTTCATCATAGGTCATATCCATTAGGTATGCATCGCTGATGGGAATGTGAAAGAACTTCTCTCCCTTCTGGATGTTACGGTTGGGAGCTTCTCTCACCTCGCATTCAAGAAGAGTAGAGCCATCTATATGCCAAGCCTTCTTACAATCATTTCGGAACACAACGAAGGTCAGTACGTCATCAGGACATTCCTCTTTCCATTTGTCAAGAAGCCTTCTCTTTCTTTCAGGAATACGTATCTCTTCCCAAGAGTCGGGCCAATCTCCCCTCCAAGAATATTTTATCTCGACCTCGTAGAGAAGTCTAGGTAGGTCACCATCTACAGTGCAGACAATATCAAAGTAATATGTCTCGTTCGTAGAGATGTTAGAGTGATCGTGTTCTTTAAGCCATCCTACCATATGCTTCTTGGCTTTGGTGTCGGCTATATCGTAGAGTGTTTTATTGAATGGCTTTCTGACTTTCATTCTCTGTTCTCCTAAATTTAATTATCTCTGTATATTTTCCATGTATTTCTAAATCTATTTCTTCTGGAGATAGAAGTTCATGGGTATAGTTAAATAGTTTTCTTAATCTTTTAAAGTAGTCTTCTATATCAGCTTTTGAATGGAATCCATCATCATACAAATAATTTTTTTCTTCTTTAGTTCGAATACCTCTACGAGCATGATAAACCGTTTCTGGTATTTTTACCCAAACATCTTTAAATTTAGCGGGGTCAGTTTTAAACCTTACTATAGAACCAAATAAATCGAAACAACTTTGCCCATGTTCTGTGCCTGTTGATAGCCCGACACTTTCTATATTAGAGAGAGGTTGATAATTTCTATTTAGAATAGCACACACTTTGTTGTTTTGAGAGCCGTCTTCTCTAGTGATGGGTCTAACTACATACGGTAGCCAAACTCTGCGATACTGTGATTGCCAAAAAGTCATTCTTCATCCTCCATAAAGGGGTTATCTATCTGTGTCATTCTACCAGTTTCTTTATCATAATGCAAGTGGCAAGCAACACCCGTGTCTCCAGTGTATCTGTTCTTAAGGATACGAACAGTAGTTGTGTTGGCTTCCACCTCATCCTCTGCTTGTTGGTTGCGCTCCAGAGCTATGACACTATCACTTAGATGTGCTATGCTGGCAGAGCCACGCAGATGTGAGAGAGATACCTCTCGGCCTTCCTCGTGACCTCTATCACCACCCGGTCTGCGAAGGTGACTAACAAGTAGCAAAGCTATCCCAGTTTCCTCAACCAGAGAACGTAGCTTGGTCATCAAGACATCGATAGACTTACGCTCATCTCCAAAGTCTTCTTGACCAGACACCAGAATAGATAGGTGATCCAGAAAGATCCACTTACAGTCCAGAGCCTTTGCCATATACCGGACACGATCAAGGATCTCATCGTTGCTTATGGAACCAAAGTGATCGAAGGCAAAGAACCTTCGGCTACCTACTGTCTTATCTTGCCACTCTTTTAATTGTTTCTGAGTGAATCGATCTCGTATTTCTTTTATGTATAGTCTGGCATTAGCCTCAACACTCATAATGTTAAATGTTGTACTACGTGTGCTTTCCTCCAGGGCAAGTAGTCCAAGGTTGTCCTGGGTACTTCCCATAATATGATGCATTAGTTCACGCATAACGCTGCTCTTACCCATACCAGCACCAGAGGTGAAGGTAACTAGCTCTCCGGTACGCAGACCGTAGGTCTTCTCATTTAGTTTATCCCAAGGATAAGAACAGGTCTCGTGATATGTCTCATCGTAGAGACTATCACCCAGATCCCCCAGATTTATAATACCAGCAGGGGTGTATGCCTTTGCAGTCCACCACGATCGGATAAACTTTTCGGACTGACCAGTTTTTAAATACTCATTCGCATCCTTCATATCAAGATACATGATCTTGCATTTATTAGGCTCAAACAATTTGGCTACTTCAGTAGCAGCCGACTTACCTTGGGCATCATTGTCAAAACAAAGTACCACAGTCTCAAATTTATTTAGATAATCAAGTGACTGCTTGCAGTTTTTCAGGGCCGAGGCAGCCCCATTCTTTATAGACACACAAGGATATTTAGATCCTGTAAGCTGAAAGGCACTCATTGCATCAAGCTCACCCTCGCATACAGTAATGTATTTTTGTGACTGACCAAAGATGTGTTGACCGAACAGACCACACTCACTTAGTGGTCCTTCAGACCAGAAGTCTTTAATCTTTACATTTCGATACTTACTTGCCTTGTAGTTTCCATCTTTATCGTGGTAGTCATACTTATGTTCAACTATAACTTGGTTATCGAAAGCGACAGTAACTCCATACTTCTTACACGTCTCCGCTGTAATCTTTCGATCAGTAATGTCTGCTGTTTTAAATGTACGTTTAGCTCGGCTGTTCATGGGAATTACCTTAGCTTTGGTTTCTATTTCTGTTTCGTACCCTACCCTACCGTAGGTTTCGCAACTATAACACCAAGTATGGTCAGAGTAAGTACCAAGAGCATCGGAAGACTTGCACTTGGGACATGGCCCCATTGCTGGTTGTTCATCTTGCATTACATCCTTCCTTTGTTAAAGTCAAACATTTCTTGACAAAGGTCACGTCTAATTCCTGCTATCTCTTTTTCAATGGAGACAAGTGCCTCTACTTTCTCTACCTTCTCCATTGCAATCCACCCATCTCTAAAGGATAGTTGAAAAGCTTTCCTACTCCCTATTTTGAAAACCTCCAGAAGAATATCTTTTTCTTCCTGCTCTTTTGACATAATAAATTTCCTTAGGGTTGGTTCCAAGATGTAATGTAACTGAGCTTCTGTTTTCGATTTCTTCCTGTGCTTCCCTCCTCGTTTTAAAATTTGCAATAGCCACGTCACCATGTTCTTTCCTTAGCATTAAGTGCCAATGATTAACAGTCATCGAACTGATCATTCCATATTTCATTTACAAAGTCATCCTTATCTAGCATAATCTCCTCGACTTCCCGCCGAGCTAGCCGCTTGGCTTCTTTATTATTGTAACCTTCCTCACTATACTGATGTACTAAATCACGGAAGATAGCACTTCGTTCTTTTTGCCATAGATTCTTAGGCATTATCCCTCCTCCAGATCCATGAAGAACTGATCTATATCTTCAGGATCATAAACATCGTATCCACTTTCTTTTATAAGATCCCACACCTCTTCGGAGTAACCATAAGCTAACCTAAGCTTGGTGTCCTTTTTTTTAAGATGCTCAGAGAAATTATATATCTTTGCTGTCATCCCCATCCTCATTCGTAATATTTTTATAGGTGTTTCTTGCATATTGAAAATGCTCTAGTTCTGCCTCTCCTCGCCAAGATAAAAGCATGTTACTTCGATCTTGTTTGGCGTCAGTTAACTCTTCTCGGAGCTTTTTAATTTCTATATCTTTATTTTCTATAATAATTTTAAGTTGGTTAACTTGCTTTCGCAGAACTTTTAACTCACTAGCCTTTTGATTCATTGTAAGATTATCCTTTAACATCTTTACTCTCCATCAGTTTAATTAATTTAGTAACACGCTCTCGTAGTACATTTAATTCTTGAAAAACTCTATCGATCTGCTTCAATACGTAAGTAGGAAACTCTTGTCTAAGTTGCTCTTGTATCTGATGTATCTCCTCTATCTCCTCAGGTGTTGTCATTGTAAACCTTTCTTTCTGGAATGTCAACAAGAAACTTCACACTAATGAAGGCGTCCTACCCGGATCTGATACGGAAAACCACTCTCGAAACCCTCTAGCCCGTTACGGTGAAGGAAGAGTCGAGCATCCTCCTCTGTTGAGAAAGTTTTTAATGCCTTATCTTCTTCATCTATCATAGCATCTATTTCTTCAAACCTCCCCATAAAATCGTGTTGAATAATTATGTATGACATTTATTTTCCTCCTATTTAGAGAACTATCCGAGGATAAGGTCACTCTTTTTTAAGCTCCTTATAAACTTTACTAACGTAATGCTTATCAACCACATCCATATTACTCTCAACATGTGAGGTAACTTCGTCAATATTATTTGCTCCATTTTCTATAGCATCATAGATTAACTCTTCCATTTCCATGATCCAGTTTTTTATCTTGCTCATATCTTTCCTCTTAGAGTTGTGGTGGAGGTGAGTGGAGTCGAACCCCTGACCTTCTGGTTGCAAACCAGATGCTCTCCCAACTGAGCTACACCCCCACCAATCTTATTATGCTACAAGCTGTCCCCAAGTATCAGAGGATAACATCTTACGTACCTTGTCCTCTCTAAATACCTTGGTACTGGGTTTGTCTGTGTGTGTTGACCAGTAAGTAGCAGCTTGATAAGCTGTCCAGAGTGTACCAACATCGTGCTTACCGTAGCTCTCATAAGCTCCCCGACCTAAGATATGCCGGTTCTCTTCATCAAAAGTTTTCATTAGGCTAGACAGCATAACTTTATTAGCTACCTTCTCACGCTTAACATTATCCATTCGAGATGCAAGTGTCGTGGTAAATAGATCAATGGCTTGCTCTCTTTGAACTGGAGTTCTATACCACGTTCTCATCTTATCCATACCATCCGAGGCAATGTACTCCGCTGCTCCCTTAACCTTCGCAGCAAAGGTTGGAACATTAAAGTTCTTTGTATGTCTACCATACATATAAGCAAGCTTATCACCGCTTACCAGAGTATTATAACACATGGATCTCCAAAGCCCCATCATTCCGTTGTTAGCCCAAGTTCTATTGTGACTGGTACGAAAGCAGAACTCAGGTATAACATTGTCACTTCTACTATCTATGGTCTGTTCGTGAGCAGGGAACCTAGCCCGGAGTTCAAGCTGTGCTCCACCATTATATACATTGGTATCAAATTTGGCATCAGTCATATCAATACCGGATATAACCAATGCTTCCTCGACCTGTTCTACAATGTCATTGTACTGGACAACTTCGTAAACATCGGAGACAATACCAAGCATCTCTCCGCTGTCTCGTTGGATACCTACTCCTATACTACTAGGTATCTGACCATATTCATCATGTGTGTGATGAGCAGTGTAGAGTGGCACCTTCTGAACTTTAAAGTTAATCTTATCAAGGTCAAACATCTTTAGTCTCCTTTGAGGTAGAGTCGTAGCCACACAGTTTAATGATATACTTCTTGGCCTTTGTTCCGGCTTCCTCACCGAAAGAGGCTGTGATTTTACTAATGATACCACGCCTAGTCCAACCGTGAACTCGGGACTTCTTGCCCTCCTCCATGATACGGTGGATCTCCTTAGTCAATTTATCTATCGCCATTGTACCATTCCTCGTATCCTTCTGTTAGTGATCGCATCTCGTAATCAATCCAACCGTTGAGTTCTTCTACATCCAACTCCTCAACCGGCTTACTCGTCCCAACACAACATAACTCTATATATTCCTCCACCATGGGACGATACCAATTATCTGAGCTACTCTCCAGAAACTTTAGAACGTCTAGTGCTGTACTAAAATTGGGAGTTAACACTATACTACCTCCTTCCATGCTACTTGTGGTACAAACTTGATAACGTCCCCATTATTATCTCGGGTAGTTGTTGCATTAAGGCCATCTATAAAATTAAACAAGATGTTATCACCCTTAGGATGGTAGAGTTTAAGAGCTACCGAACCTTGGTCTTTGGCTGTGATTCGTATAGTTATAACAGAGAAATTATGACTACCGAAATGTTTTTCTTCCACTCCGATCTCGGTTACATCGTGTATATTAATCTCCATTGGGATGTCCCTTCAGTTTGGTAAAGGTTATTTCTGATATGGTTGCACTTAAAGATACGTGATGTTTGTCAAGTCATCGCCTTTATCCTCACATCCAACTTCCTTTGCATTTTCTACATCAAAGAAGTACGGGCCGAAAACTTCAACAGTATCCCATTCGTTGTCCTCTAGTTGAAAGACCTTCTCATCTACTATATCGTAGAAGGCTTGACCTTCCCATTCGCCAAGGCCTTCGCCTCGGGCGATCGGTTTAATGTCAGTACATACCTCTACCCAGGCTCTTTGCTGGACAGTCCGGTATACCTTAACCTTATATGTCTTCTCTGTCATAGTCTATCTCCGGTTTGATGTCTTTCTTTCTTGAAGGCACAATCCTTTTCTTATATTGTCCCTTTCGGAGGGACGTAGCATAGGGGTTTCGGGAAGCTACTCCATGTCTATGGTGGGATCGCCCCACTGGGGCTTTCTTTCTTCGCTGCATACCGCTGCCTTTCTATAATCCTCGTAATGTTTCTCTTTCTTCTCGGGAAACCACCACCATGTAGGCAAGACATCGTAGAAACGACGTTGATCTTCAGCCCATTCGTGCTTGGTCATTACCATAGAAATCTCCTTTGTTTGTGTAGTATAACATATTCAGATCAATAGATCAACTCCGTTCGGCCCACTCATTATCAGCCCTTTCACGAGCCTCCATAATAGTTTCCCAGGCATTCTTGTGCCAGCCTGAGTTTACAAGTAAGTCATAGTGAAACTCAAAGAGATTTTCCTTGAGTTCGTCGTTTCCTGCGTGACTCATTAGCTAATTCCTCTCACTCTCCAGTAGCGTTTGATCGCCTCGTTGAAGGGAACCTCTCCTCGGGACATCTTAGTCCACCATTCGGGACCAATAGTATCCACAAGCCATTCCTCGATAGCATCGGCACCAATGGCGATCTCCATATTGGAGCCTTGCTTAGTAACAATCTGTGGCACTGGTCTTGTTTTATTTAGTTCAAC